CATAGATTAGACAAACCACTTGTAGCTGTTCCGCATGAGGGCAAATTTATTATTGGCCCGTATGAAGAAATAAACCAGCAATTAGCTGAATACGGTCTCAAAATTGACGAGGATGTGGTGCCACCAGAGCCATATAAAGGATGAGCGCAAAAAGCGATTTTGTTTTAGGCAAAGTAGGCGTTACTACAACTGAGGGCAAAGGACATGATCCAGAGTTTTGGGCCGCTCAAGCTACAAAGAAAATATGCGACATATCTGATAGTGCACCCGACCACATCAAACAACAGGCTTTGGCTTTTCAAAACCAAGTTTATACTGTAATCTTATATACTATAAAAAATGCAATTAAGTCGCAAAATACGACTTATGCAAATTTGTTAGAAAAACAAGGCCACAGCGACATGGCTAAAATATTGAAGGAGCTATAATGGCAATAACATCAGCAATATGTACAAGCTTTAAACAAGAGTTGTTAGTCGGCACACATAACTTTACAGCGTCTAGTGGTAATTCATTTAAACTAGCTTTATACACTAGCTCTGCAACATTAGGAGCAGGCACAACGGCTTTTGTCACAACAGGACAAGCAAGTGGCACAAACTATACTTCTGGGGGTTCTGCATTAACAAGCGTGACGCCTACCACATCAGGCACGACAGCTGTGTGTGACTTTGCAGATTTAACATTTAGTAATGCTACAGTGACAGCAAGAGGATGTTTGATCTACAACGACACGCAATCAGACAAAGCTGTAGCAGCTATTGATTTTGGTGGAGACAAAACCTCAACCGCAGGAGATTTTACTATAGTTTTTCCTAGCGCTACCGCGACTGGCGCAATCATTAGGTTAGCTTAGATGTCGCCTCATGCCGCTATCAAAACTTAATTTTAAGCCTGGTATAAATAAAGAGGAGACCGATTACTCAAACGAAGGTGGTTGGGTAGACGGTGATAAAATACGTTTTAGAAAAGGTAGAGTCGAGAAAATAGGCGGTTGGGAAAAGTTATCTCCAGACACCCTAATAGGTTCAGCGAGAGCCTTACATTCATGGATTTCATTAGGCGGCAGAAAATATCTAGGCATTGGCACAACCAATAAGTACTACATCGAAGAAGGTGGTGCATATAACGACATAACGCCAATCAGAAAAACCACTACTAACTCAGCCACGTTTGCAGCTACTAACGGATCTTCAACCTTGACCGTAACAGATAGTGCTCACGGTGCTGTAAATGGTGATTTTGTTACATTTTCTAGCGCTGTTAGCTTAGGCGGAAATGTAACAGCAACTGTGCTCAATCAAGAATATCAGATCTCATTAGTTACAGGCACAAACACTTATGAAATTACTGCAAAAGATACTAGCGGAGCTACCGTTACTGCAAATGCTAGTGATTCGGGAAACGGTGGTTCTGGCACTGATGCAGTATATTTATTAAATTCTGGCTTAGATGTATTCGTGCCTTCTACTGGTTGGGGTGTTGGAGCTTGGGGTGCTGGATCATGGGGATCGGCTACTGAACTATCAGACACAAACAATCTACGCTTATGGACGCATGATAATTATGGAGAGGATTTAATTATCAACCCTAGAGCTGGTGGTGTATTTAGGTGGATAGAAAACGATGGCGTTAGCACAAGAGCAGTCAATTTGGCTACCACAAGTGGTGCTAACTTAGTGCCAACTAAAGCTTTACAAGTTATTACCTCTGAAACGGATAGGCATTTAATTATTTTAGGAGCTGATCCTATTAGCAGCGGTGCAAGAACAGGCGTGCTAGATCCAATGTTGATTGCATTTAGCGACCAAGAAAACCCATTAGAATTTGAGCCATTAGCTACTAATACTGCTGGATCGCTCAGATTATCTTCTGGTTCTGCAATAGTAGGTGGTATAAAAGCAAGACAAGAGGTGTTGATATGGACTGATACCTCACTATACTCAATGAATTTTATCGGACCACCTCTTACCTTTGCAGTCAACCTTATAAACGAAGGCGCAGGTTTAATAGGGCCTAAAGCCGCGACTAATTCACCGCGAGGTGTTTATTACATGTCTAAAAAAGGTTTTTATTATTACAACGGCTCAGTGCAAAAACTACCATGTAGCGTGCAAGATTATGTATTTTCTGATCTCGATGATACGCAAGCCTTTAAGTGTTTTGCTGGTTTAAATGAAGAGTTTTCTGAGATTTGGTTTTTTTATCCATCGGTCACCGATAACGAAACTGAAATATCCAGATACGCAATATACAACTATGAAGAAGGCTCTTGGAGTATTGGCACGCTAGAGCGTTACAGCTGGTTGGCCGCAGGCGTATTAGATAAACCATTAGCAGCTGGTGAAGAAAGCTCAACTAAACGCATCTACGAGCACGAGAAAGGGTTTAACGATGATGAAAGCGCCATGGATGGTGTGTTTGTTGAATCAGCCGACATAGACATTGCAGACGGCGATAGGTTTGTGTTTTTAAAGCGCATCTTGCCAGATATATTGTTTGTTAATCAGGTTGGTACAAGCCAAGATCCAGCTATAAATGTTGTGGTTAAAAGACGCGATTTTAACAATCAAACATTAGCAACAGATTCGACGACACAGATTACCCCAAGCTCAACTTTTGGATCTTTGCGATCACGAGCTAGGCAGTTTGTACTGCGCTTTGAATCAGACGATGATAATGCAGTCAATGATAGAAAAAATTACAAGTGGAGGCTTGGCAGCACAAGAGTAGAAGTTCAACCATCCGGGCGTAGATAATGAGCAAATTATTACCTACACAATTGCCGTTGGCTGATGGCGATACCGTTTCAGCAGATACTTTTAACAGATTGATAAGGATTTTAGAAATAAACCTAGGTTCTGTTGATCCTGATAGCATAAAATCGTTTAACTCCACAGACCTTAGCGAGTTGCAATTTGCTACCGGTGCTATTATATTTAACTCAACGACAGAGGTTCACCAAGCCTTTGATGGAACGCAGTTTAGAAACCTGTATGAGCATCAAACTTATTTAACCGGAATCTCTGCAACGATGAGTATAGGAGCAGTAACAGTAAGCACGCCATGATAAGCGAAAGACTACAACAAAGAATAGCAAATCTAACAGGTGATAGCATGGCAGAGATATCATCCGATCCTAAAGGCGCTTTATCTAATCGTGACATGCAAATGGGTGCAACTATGTCAGGTCTTAGCAGAGCGAAGGGAGTTCTTTCAAATCAAGATGTTGCAGCGGTAGAGCAAATACTTAAAGATCAGCAGAGTGCAGGTATGTCGCCACAAGACAAAGAAACTCTAGAGTCTATGCTACAAAGAGCACAACAATCAAGTATGGCTCCTATGTCAGGACAAGCTCAAGAGCTGGCTATGCAAGGCGAAGGCGAAGATACGCAGTTAGCACATTTACGTCCTGGCGAAGTTGTGCTACCACCAGAGTTTTTTGAAGATGCTAAGTTTGAAAAAGCTGTAGAAAATAAGTTTAAGCAAGCAGGCATAGATCCTGAACAAGCAGTAGTCGGTGTGGGTATAGCAAGCCTTAATGAAATGACGGGTTTAGAGCAGTTTGGGTTTTTCAAAAAGATAGGTAAAAGTTTAAAGAAAATCGTAAAAAAAGTTGCACCGATAGCTGCCTTTATACCAGGCGTAGGCACTGCATTAGGTGGTGTTTTGGGTGGTGTTGCAGGTAAAGTTGGTGGCGCTTTGGGACTTAAAGGAACTGTTGCTAAAAAGGTTTTAGGTGGTATTGGTGGACTAAAGATACCAGGTATATCAAACATTGCAGGAGGCGCAGCTGGTGGTTTTGGCAGTCTAAAAGGTTTGGGTAGCTTAAGTGGTATGCTAAAAGGTGGTCCTTTTGGTGGATTAACTAATCAGACGACGCAAACAGGACAAATTAGCGAAGAAGAGTTTGCTGCCATGAGCCCATTAGAACAACAACTTTATTTAACACAATCGCAAAATCAACAAAGTGGTATTTTAAAAAACTTATTAGGCACCCAACAAAATGATGGTGGTCTATTTGGCGGTGGTTTTGGTGACATGCTTAAGTTAGGTGGTATTGGTGCGTTGGCGTCGGGGTTAGGTAAGTTAGCGTATGAGGATGCAAAAAAACAAAAAGGCGTGCCTCTAACACCATTAACAACCATGAGTCCGACAGGCAGATACAATATAGAAGCTGAGATCGCAAGAAGAATGGGACAAGCTGCGCCAAACCCTGTAGAGTTTGGGTTATTGCCAAGAGGCACTCTGCCAGAACTATCGGGTGGTAAACCAAGAGGTATGCGAGCTGGCGGTATTATGGCTTTCGCACAAGGCGGAGCCGTGCAAATGCAAGAAGGTGGAGAGATGGATCCAAGTCAGTTTCCAAGAAAAGATGGCGATATAAACGGTCCAGGCACGGAAACCAGCGATGACATACCAGCTATGTTAAGCGATGGTGAGTTTGTGATGACAAGCAGAGCTGTGAGGGGTGCTGGAGCTTATGAAGTACAAGCTAATCCAAACGGTATAATTAGTTTAGTGCCAGCCTTAGAAGAGGATAGAGAGCGCGGTATGGATAATATGTATAAAATGATGGATACCTTTGCTAACAGAGCGGAGCCTTCATAATCATGAGAATGTCAGCACCAAGTTTTAGCGTAGGTCGTAAAAAACCAAGTCCAGTTGCAGTTGGCAGACCTGTGCCACCGCCACCGAGCTTTGATGACTCTGAATTGCGTCGTAGACTTAGAGAGCTAGAGGGTAGAGTTATACCACAATTTGATCCAAGTGCATTACAAGCAAGACTGGCAGAACTAGAGGGTAGACAAGCACCCATGTTTGATCCAAGTGATTTGCAAAGACAAATTAGAGAGTTAGGACAAAGACCAGGTAGAGATGATTTTATGTCTATTGAGAGGCAATTACAGGATTTACGAAATAGAGATGTGCCTCAATTCGATCCGAGCGCGTTGCAAGCACAGATTGGAGGACTGCAACGACAGTTAGGCAATATTCCTCAGTTTGACGACTCAGCTTTAAGAGATAGGTTGCAAGCACTTGAGGGTAGAGAAATACCACAGTTTGATGCATCTGGTTTACAATCTCAAATAGGTGGTCTACAAGATAGATTAGCTAATTTGCCTCAGTTTGATCCGAGTAATTTACAATCTCAAATAGGTGGTCTACAAGATAGATTAGCAAACATACCTCAATTTGATCCAAGCGGTTTACAAGAACAGATTGGAGGATTGCAACAACAATTAGGTGATATACCTCAATTTGATGATTCTGCTTTGCGTGAAAGATTGCAAGCTTTAGAAGGCAGAGAGATGCCTCAGTTTGATCCTTCACAGTTACAGGCTGGCATACAAGGATTAAGTGATCGTATATCCAATATACCTCAGTTTGATCCCTCTGCTTTACAAAACAGACTTAGTGCGTTAGAAAATAGACAAGCACCAACGTTTAACCCAGATGATTTTAGAGAACAGTTTTTAAATATAGCACGAGAAGGTATAGATATACCACAACCAACACAAGCATTTGATCCGAGTGGTTTGCAAAAAAGACTACAAGCTTTAGAAAACCGAGAAATGCCGCAGTTTGATCCATCGCGATTGCAAGAGCGTTTATCTGCTTTGGAGAATGTGCAACCAGTAGTACCGCCAGCAGCTTTTGATCCATCTGGGTTACAAGCTAGGTTAGATGCATTAGAAGGCAGAGAACCAGTTGCAGCAACTCCTGCATTTGATCCTAGTGGACTACAGGCTAGATTAGATGCATTAGAGAACAGAGAGCCAGTTGCTGCTCCACCAGCTTTTGATCCTAGTGGATTGATGGCAAGATTAGATGACTTTGAAAGCAGGCTTGGAGCTTTACAGCAACCATTACCAATACAGCCTCCAGGTGATACAGATTTAGGTATTAAAGAAGGAGCACCAGACATACGAGACTTTGCAAAACCGTTGCCAGGAGGCGGTACCATTTTTGATCAGGTTCCTGATATTGGTATAAGTCCACCAAGACCACCTAAGCCAGCGGAGCAAGACTTTGGGTTTGGCCCAGGAATTAGACCAAGTGAAATAATTGGAAGAGATGGCGAATTTGTTGGTTCAGGTGGCGTAACACCACCAACAGATACGATCGAGTTGCCAACAGCAATATCATCACCTCTTGTCCCCCTTTTTGATAGTCAAGGTCTGCAAAGACCTAAACCAACGCAACGAATAGCGGAAAAAATAAAAAGACAACAAGATCTAAACCGAGGACTACAACCTCCACAAGATGACAAGCTTATAAATGACGGGCCTATATTTGGTGAACCAACAGGTATAGACCTTAAACCTTTGCCAAGAATCGAGGGTGGTACAGTAAACACCACACCAGGCGGAGATCCCTTTAATCGACCTATAACAGGAGAGCCAGAACCACCAAGCGGATATTCAAATGTCCTTCCAGGACAATCACGATTGTACAGCAATGATTTACCTGGTAGCGAATTACCACCGATACCTGTATCAGGAGCAGGAACTAATTTTAGACCACAACCCCCTATATCAATAGGCGGCGCAAGTGGAGGTGTAGGAAATATGTTGGCTATATCTCCTGGCGGGCCAATACCAGTATCAAGAGGAGGTAGAGACGACTTAGTATTCCCAGGTGGTTCACGGACTTTTGATGAAAGAGGTGAAACTTTTGATCCTCCTTCTGCACCAAGGAGCATTTTTGATGTGGAAGATCTTTCAAATATTACAGATGAAGAAATAAGAAGGCGTGCACAGGAAACCCCTTTTGTAGGTATGCCCTCCCTTGAGGAACAACAAGAAAGAATTTTAGGTGTTCAAAGAGAGTTATCAAGAAAACGTAACGAACAGAGAGCACAAAAGGGATTGCCTGCGTACGAAGATAGGGTAATAGAAGGCCTTGCTCCTACAGGCCCTGATAATATTGGTGGTGGTGCACCTGGTTTAGTAGATCAACAACAAGACTTAACCACAGGCGATGAAATGCAAACGCCTACAATCGCTAACGAGCAACCTTTTGCTGCTGGCGTAACTCAGGTCGCAACTGGCTTAGATCCGCTAACAGAGCAATTATTATTTGGTATCGGTGGTCAAGGTGGCTTTATTCCAGGAGCGATGCGAGCTGCCGAAAAAGTATTTTACGATGACCAAGGTAATCCTGTCGTTATTGACGAACAAGTAGCTGGTTTTAGTCCAGATCAATTACAAGCCATGCAAATGCAAAGAGAAGCGCTAGGCATGCAAGATCCATATTTACAAGGCGCAGGACAAGCTTTTGGTGCTGGCACGCAAGCCTTAGAAGAAGGCTTACAAAGAGGTAGAACTGCTGCCATCGGAGCGCTAGAAGCAACTAAGGGAGGAGTTGGATCTTTACAAGAGGGTTTAGGCGAATCAGCTGATATACTCAGAGGCACTTTAGGTGGCTATGATCCAAGTATGACGGATCGATTCTATGATCCGTTTGAAGATCGTGTAGTGCAACAAACTATCGAAGATATTATGGAGCAAGGTGCTAAGTCAGATATTGGAGCACGAGCTAGCGATATTGCAAGAGGTGGTGAGTCTGCCTTTGGTTCTAGAGCTCGTCTCGGCGCAGGAGAGCGTCAAGAAGCACTAGGAAGGGGTTTGGCTGAGGCATTGGGTGGCATACGCTCTAGAGGCTTTAGAGAGGCTCAACAGACAGGTTTAGGCGAGTTTGCTCGACAAAAAGCTGCGGAAAGAGCTGCAAGCACAGGTTTAGCTAGTTTAGCAGGTCAAGGCTTTGGTGGTTCGCAAGCATTAGCGGGCGCTCTGAGTGGTTTAGGACAAACCGAGCAAGATATAGGACAACAAAGATATAGTGGGCAATTTGGTCTTGGAACAAGTTTACAGGGCCTAGGAGCGCAAGCAGCAGGCGCATCTGCATCTGACATAGCTGCACTTTATGGCATGGGATCACAGCAACAAGGACAAGCCCAAGCAATGTTAGATGCACAACGTCGTAATTTACAACAGCGACAGATGACACCATTGCTTCAATATCAAGCATTGGCTCCGTTTATTGGTATGGCGCCGGCAGGTCAGTTTACAACTACAACTCAATTTGCGCCACCGCCTAGTCCAATGCAGGCAGGACTTGGCGTTGGTCTATCGGCGTTTGGTGCATTAGGACAGTTGTACGGCGGAGGTAAATAGTGGCTATATCACGAGCACAAATACCTGAACAAGTAGACATATTTAATGAAGGCGGAGCTGCTGAATCAAATGCTGATTCATATACAGATCTATACGATCGATTGTCACAAGCAAACTACGAAGATAGCTACAACAAATACTTACAAAGATTGTCACAGTTTGCGCCTAAGCAGAAAAAGATGAGTATTTATGATGTAGCTTCTGAATTAGGAGCAGGTCTTTTGTCAACGCCAAATACAGGTATGGGTTCAACTTTTACTGGTTTAGGTGTAGGGTTTGGTAATATTTCAACGCGCATAAAGCAAGCAGAAAAAGAAAATGAGGCAATGCGTAGACAAATAGGATTACAAGCAGCAGAGATGGCTATGCAAGACGAAAAATCGGCTTTGGATTTTTTAACAGAATATGAAATGAAAAACATAGATTACCGCAATAAGCGAGGCGATTTATTAACCTTTGAGTACAAAAATGATGCAGGAGAGATAATAAGAACAACAGTAAGAGACAATTACAGTAATGATGACATCATAGATGACCTTATATATGTGAAGGGTGCGGTCGAAGCAAAGGCACCTGGTAGTGTTGTAAACATAGCAGGTCAAGAAACTAGCGAAAGAGACAAAGAGGCAATAAAGCGTCAGTTCAAACAAGAAGAAGAAATATTTACACAAAGAAAGGCCGGTGTTTCAAGCATTGCAAATCTCAACGAAGCAGAAGCTATTGCAAAAAGACTGGGTAAAGAAAATTTTGGTACAGTAGCAAAATTGACTTTATACCCACGGCAATTGTTATCGGGTTTTGGACTTACCTCAGAAAACCAAGATCAAATTATAGGTGACCAAATTTTGGCTGGTCAGATATCTTTAGGTTTTACAATGGATATAGTAAGTAGAACCAAGGGTGCTATATCAAATAGAGAAATGGAAATGTTTGAAAGGGCATCACCCGGCTTGGGCTCAAACTATGTAGGATATTTAAAACAGGTTGATTATTTAAAAAGAGTTGCACAAAGAGACATAGATGCTGCCAACGCTTATGCCACAGAGGCAGATAGATTAGAAAAGTTAGAACAACAGGGCGAGCTCAGTGCGTCGCAGGTAACCAGACAATTAGACTTGTTTATGGGCGACTGGTATAACGATAACTTAATTTTTAATAAAGTAGTCGATGGCAAATTTGTAAAAAGTAATTATTCTCCAGAGGGTTCTACTAAAGATGAGTTTGGGGAATTGAGTAAAATAGCAACTGGTAATCATATAGATGAGGAGGGCAATGTTTATGTAACAGATGAAGGATTAAATGCAGACTTGTGGGCGAAAAATTATAGAGAAGGACAAGATGCAGCAAGTCAACAAAAGTCTTCTTATACCATGAATAAGCTACCAGCTATAGATGCGCTAGAACGTAAGAAAGAATCAATCCAAGCAAATGCAGGCCTAACTCCCGATCAAAAAAAAGAACTTATCCAAAAGATTGATGAAAAAATACAGGCATTACAAGAATGAGTGAGAGCTACGAAGAAATATTAGAGGACATTAATGACATAAGCGACCAGGGTTTATCTCAACAACAAGATCAAGATAATTATACGATTAGAAAAGCTAAGTCTAATTTGTTTTTTGATGATGACACAAAAATTGAGTTTCTTGCACAAGAGAGGTTTCCAGGCGATAAAAATGCTGCAATGAAATATGTAAATATTGACGGCGACTTATACTATGAAAATCCAGTCGGTGAAAAACTTTTTGCAGGCAAAAAATATACAAAAGAATTTCCAGACAATGAAGCTGTTGGTTTCTTTGGTGATAAAATTACGCCTAACATTGTGCCTGCTTCTACTTTTGTATCTGATGTTGGTGGTGGAATGGCAGGAGCTCGACAAGGTTTTAAAACAGGTATCAGGTTGCAACAAACCATTCCTAATCCTTATGCAAAGGCAGCGGTGCTTATCGGAAGCACTGCGATAGGAGGATTTGGTGGTAATTACCTTATAGGCGGATTAAACAGGACTGCTAGAGAGGCGACCATAGACCAGTTTTATAGCCTCACTCCAGAGGAGATAGCAGCTGCACACAACGATTTGCTTATCTCATCTGCTTTTTCGTTAATACCTTTTGGTCAAGGCTCAGTCGGTACTTCGAGACTTTTAAATGTTTTTAACAAAGATCCAGACGCTTTAAGGTATTTAATTGAGCTTCGCGGGTCTACTGACGATACGATTCGTGAGGCAAATAGACTAGGATTTGATTTGACGCCTGCACAAGCAAGCACGATTGGAAGTCGCGGTAAAGATATACAATATTTTTTAAGTAGACAGCCAGATGCTAGACAAGTTACACAGTTCTATGATAGTCAAGCAAGTCAGATAGCTGAAGCAATTACAGCATACGCAGATGATATTGGTTCACAGGCAGGAAAAGTTGGCGATGTAAATACACGTTTGGTAGATACAAGCAAAAGGGTTCTAGATGAGTTACAGAAAAAAAGAAAACAAAGAGCTACAAGGCTATATGACATTTTAAAACAAGCTCCCGAAGGTATAAAGGTTAATAATATAGACAGTGTCATTGATTTGATAGACAGCAAGATAGCTGGCGAGGTTTTAGATGATAGTGGTAAAGTAATTAGAGTTGTGGAGCCTCCACCGACAACAGTCGAGAACCTGAAAGAATTTAAGCAAATGTTTTATCGTCAAGATGGAACATTGGTGGATGATTTAATGGAGCTTGACGCTAGAAGAACCACTGAGATGAAGCAATTAGCATTAGGTCTTCAAAGTAAAGGCACAGGAGACTCTGGAACAATATTTAGCATAATGAATAGTATGACAGCACTGATGGATGAGTCTGCGCCTTTATATAGACAGGCTAGAAGGGTTTATGATCCCAACAAGCCGGCTTTGCAATTAGTTGAAAAAAGTGCCATTGGCAAATTTGGGAGGTTAATGACCGACAAACAAACCGCCACGGCTATGAAAAATTTATTTGACCCTAATGTATCATTGAAGTCTTTACGAAACTCTAGGAGAATCTTGCAAGCAGCTGATCCAGAGCTTTTTCAAGATGTAAAAAAACAATTTATATTAGATCAATATGATAGGTTTTTTAGAGCTGAACAATTGCAAAAAGGTATGCCAGGATTACAAAAACATTTTCAACAAAATAAGATAAAAGCAATGATGCAGGAGATGTTAAGTCCAGAAGAGTTTGAAAACTTTTATAGGATGAATGAGTTGATGGGAAGAGCTTTTAGTATACCTGTGGGCGGTTCACCAACGCAGCCTTTAACGGAGATGGCTGGACAAATAGCCTATGAAGGTCTTGGTAGTGGCACTAAAGCTGCGCAAACTGCGTTAGCTCTGCTGAACTTACCTGGTCGTTATTTGTCAGGGAAATTGGGCGAAGATGTGGTTGCTAGAATTGCAAAAGACCAACAACAAGGTTACTTAAAACTTTTAACCGATCAGCTTATAGCAGATCCAGATGTAGCAAAAACACTAGAAGATACTTACAGATTTTTTAATACTAATGAATTTCTTTTGAAACAGACAGGAGTTCGTGGAGCAGCAGAGGGAGTTGATGCTATAACTGATCCTAGTGTGCAACCATATCAGGGTGGTCAACAGCCTTCACAGCCAACTTATGAGGAGCTTTTACGAGAAATTGAAGGTGCTAGTGGCACCACACAAGCGCCGCAGCAACCAGCCTTTGACTTGCCCGGATCAGATCTAGCGCCACCACAAATGTTGTCGCCGACTATATTGCCAGATGAAAGAGATCGTGAGATCGCAATGCGACAAATGGGTGGGTTGGGATCTTTAGCTTGAAGACTCAGTAGCTTTTATAATCGCGCCGTCAACTTCATAATCTAGATCTAAGCCATGAATATCTTGGCCATCTACATTAATAATGACGTTTCTTGAAATCAGTCTTAACAATGCAGCTTGTTGGTGTAGTGTGGTTCTACTAAACACATCGACAATCTCTTGCGCCTCCATAACCGGGCGATAAGACTGCGGTGTTGGTTTAGTTTTAGCCATGATTTTGTTAAACAGCTTCATCTGCATTGACCGTAGCTAATCGTTTGTGTTCTTTTTGTATTAACACTTTGAGCTGATCTATTTTAGATCGGTGCTCACTTGCGCATATCTCACACAACAGATCATAAGTGCTAGGATCTACTGCTAAACTTTTTCTAATTTCTTTTCCTTCGCTCATAATTTTTTATATAAATATATTTATGGTTTGGTATATTCTATAAAAATTTACACAAATATACAACATCTTATTTATATTTATCTGATATACTAAATCGCATGTATAAACTTAGAAACTATCTGTTGAGCATGCAGTCGCATTGGATGATAAACCATACGACGTATCAAGCTGTCCAGGACAGTATTCCAGCCGTGATTAAATATAAAGCTAGTAATGGTATGAAGGATATGGCCAAAACTCCGGTGCATAATGTGGTCAAAAAAATCTATCCAGAGATCTATCGCTTTCCTTTGTTTCGCAGACACTTTTGTACTATTTTGCTACGCGAGATAGAACACATGAAAAAGGAGATAGGCTTTGAGGGCAATGCTGAGGAAGATACACTGCGACAGATCCCAGAGATAGTTCTAAAAGAACATGTGCCCGAGCTGTATCGGACCATGTGGTTTGTAGTGCAAACAGTATTAAATCCGATCTTCAATGCCATTTGGCAGCGCGACTGTAAAGATCCTGCAAGCATCCAAATAGCCAACTACAACCTCAAAGAAAAACAACAAGGCGCTTGGCACCATGATGAATCGGCAGATATATCAGTGGTGGTGCCGTTGAATACTGGTAAGTATAAAGGTGGCGGCACGGCGTTTCACAATTATGGTGAGGTAGCGCCCTTGCCGACAGGACATGCACTTATGTTTCCTTCGTTTAACAACCTACATAAAGGCTTGCCTGTTGAAGGTGGTGACAGATATCTATTGGTTTTCTGGCTATGTGATAAGCAAAAAACCGTAGATTTATACCATTCTTTAGACTAAAAATTAATACAAATCTGAGATCTCTACAACTTGGACGCCGTCTAGGTTGTAAGGTCTAAAATCATCTTTATCTTTACACTTCAATAACAAATCTAACGCTTGCTCATTACGAGCTCTGGCATACTCTAACGCTTCATCAGATAGCGTATAAACGCCGTATGGATAAGGGTGTGCCTTTTCCTGTGCAAGGAAGTTAAAACCATCAGCACGCAAGCCAGAGGCTTTACAGCCATCTACATACAACGCAGCTTGCATGTGATAGTTAAAACTGTTAATTGCGTTACGAAAGCCACGCGGTGAAGCGTCACGACAGGTTTTTAGATCCCAGACGCGCTCACCGTCATACCAGTCGAGTCGACACTTAAAAGGATGGCCATGCAGCTCAAAGACGAGCGTCAGCTCAGTTTTATGATCTTTAGCTGGCACATAGTCTTGCACAACAGCACGCCTCTCCATACAAACGTCATACAGGTCCCGGCTGATTGCTGTACGCTCACCGACGGTTTCCATAAAGTTAGCATAGTCTTCTTTGCCGACTTTGGTGCGGCGATCAATATTGGGTTGGATCACAAACTCTTTGTCAAAGTTGTGGTGTTCTAAAAATACAGTATGTTGAACTCGGCCTTCCAGTAGAGCTGGTGTTTGCGCCATTTCTTTTTGATGCTTCCAGCGATACGGGCATTTGATGACCGCAGTCAGATCGTGAGATCTAAACGCTGGGATCTGTGCATATTCTTCGTATGGTATATCTTCGTATATACCTGGTTTCATATCTTCAAACATAATGTCCTCGGTAAGGCAGCAGGCGACTCACTCATGGAGTAATGTGAGTAGGAGGGTTGTCGCCTGCCTACAAACTAAAACGGAATATTATCTTCAGTTAATCCGCCTTTGCTATCGTCGCTAGCAAAGTCAGGACTGTTCATTTCCGCCGCAGCTCGATCGGTTAAATTAGATAAATCATCAGCCATCGTGGTTTCGGGCATTTGTTTATCCGCAGCTATGTACTCAAAACTTTTTTGTATCTCGCCTTGAAGCCAATCGGGTAAGCCATCGAAAAGATCCGATGCTGCTTGCCCTGCTGGCGTTTTGTTGCCTTTTAGGTATTCACAATAAACATCAAGATCAAAAGACTGTTGTTGGTTATGAGTTTGTACTTGTTGAACACCGCCGTCTGGTCTTTGCAGATTAACAATCTTTTGGTTGCCGCCTCCAGTGCCATCTGGTTTAGGTTTGGTGTGCCCAACCTCAATCCTTGCTGTGTTCCCTAGTAACTTTGTTATATCAAAGCCTTGCAGTTCTTGCTCTGTCAAACTTTTACCCTTCCAACTTTCTATATGTTTGCGCAACGCAGCCATTTCAAATAACGATGCTGTATAAGTTTTAGAAACCACAAACGGTCTGCCATCTGGCATCAAAGTTTCGTTGTTGTTAGGATCTAATGCTTCGGTTACCTCAAAGGTTAGTTGCACTCTTTTTTTCTTACTTACTGTATCTTGGAAAGTAATGTTGGATTCACCCATATCAACAATTTGATAACAGGCGCCAAGATAAATGCCTGGTTGTAATTTTGGTCGGTCTTCACCGCTGTTCTCTCCGCTTATTGTTAAACTCATGTATATTCCTCCATAATGTGTTTGCAAATTATAATAAACTTGGGTAATATTCTATACACTTTTATAAAAGAAGTAAACACAAAAAATAAGCGATGGATTGATGTCATTAAAAATTAAAGGACCTAACAAAAATTTCAACAAACCTTTTACCAAGGATTACACCTCTCAATTTAGAGATTTCTTAGCCGAGCATGGCTATGAACCCGATCCCAATAAGGGATTGATTACCGATGGCTCTATAGGTCGAGCTTACATCAATATCGGCAATCAGCGTAAGCTCGTGGGTTGGTATCAGGCTTGGCTCGATCAATCATCCCCCTACGGTAGACTAGGCGATTATCGAGTCAGCACGGATCAACCCACAGCTACTTGGAAACCAGAAAACAGTAAAAGGTATCGCATGACCAAAGCGCAGAAGGCGGAGATCGAGGAGCTACGACGCCAAGCTGAGGTCAAGACAGCCGAAAAATATACGCAGGCCGCACAGCGAGCGCAGTCCATTTGGGATCGAGCTGAGGATTGTGTTAAACATGAGTATTTGGAGAACAAACAGGTCTTATCGTATGGCTTGAAAAAGGACACGCATGATAACTTAGTGATCCCGATGAAGGATGGTCAAGGCACTATCGTTGGTCTTCAGTTTATCGCTACCGATGGTTCTAAGCGTTTTCTCACTGGTTCTAAAAAAAGCGGTAGCTTTTTTCTGCTCGGCAGAGAGATCTTTAATAGTTCAGATACCCTCAATTATGCCGAAGGCTATGCGACCGCAGCGTCGATTTATGCAGATAGATCGCAGCCGGTAGTGGTGGCTTTTGATGCGTTTAATCTCGCGCCAGTAGCTGAGGTTATGTATAAATACTTTCCTCATCACAAACACGTCTTTGTTGCCGATAACGACGATAGTAAAACAGGTGAGCGAGAAGCCAAGAAAGCGGCAGCTTACATTAAGAAAGTCGGTGGCTATGCTGAGATTCAAATGCCTGAGAGCAAGGGCGACTATAATGACCATAAGAACGAAGTTGCTGTCGTCGAAGGCGAAGTGGTCATGCAGAGTGTCGATGTCCCGGTGGAGTTCGACTTTGTCAGATCTGCAAGCGGACGCTTCTTGAACACCAAAGACAATATCGGTGGGGTGTTAGCAACGCATGGCGTTGATGTGCGCTACAACGTGATAAAGAAAAAGATGGAGATAGATATACCGAACATGGATTTTATTGCTGACATGTACGAGGAAGCCAGCCTGATAGAGATTGAAAATCGGTGCATTAATATGGGCATACCACATACTAAAGTGCGCGACTATCTCAAAGTGTTAGCACGCGAATACAACCCGGTGAAAGAATGGATAGAGAGCGAGCCGTGGGATGGAGTCGATAGACTGCCAGACTTTTTGGACTCGTTGACAACGGAGGAGTCGGCGCAGTTACGCGATATGTTGTTGAAAAAATGGCTCATATCTTGCGTAGCTGCTGCCTTTGAAAAGAATGGCGTTGAGCTCGAAGGGATTCTCGTATTACAAGGCGCTCAAGGACTCGGGAAAACCTTATGGTTTAAGCGACTATGTGATTACAATAAAGGTTGGCTGTTAGAAGGTGCAACGCTGAATCCGTCGGATAAAGACAGCGTGAAGCGGGCGGTTAGCCATTGGATTGTCGAGCTAGGCGAGATCGAGTCGACGTTTAAAAAATCGGACATCGATCAGCTGAAAGCGTTTGTGACGGCGAAGACGGATGAGCTGAGGTTGCCCTATGACCGGGCGTTTACGACCTATCAGCGCAGGACGGCGTTTTATGCGTCAGTCAATGCACGCGAGTTTTTGACGGATACGTCGGGGAATCGAAGATTTTGGGTGTTGGCGGTGCGTGATATCAATGTCAATCATGGCGTCAACATGCAACAGCTGTGGGCGCAGGTTAAAGAGACGATGTATGTGCCTGGACAGAAGAATTGGTTTTTGACGCCAGATGAGCGTGAGCTCTTGCAAAACAGCAACGAGCAATATCGTACGCAGTCGAGTGTGGAGGATCTGATCTTGGAGCATGTGGACTTTGAGAGTGAGGATACGAAGCCAGTACAAATGACGAAATTGTTGCGTGATCTTGGCATTAAGGCGCCAAGGATGCCTGACTTCAAAGAAGCAAGTCGGGTGTTACACGATAGAGGCATCGAGCCGCGCCGCTCAAACGGCAAGAAGATCTTTGATCTGGATTACAGCGCAGCTGGAGATGACGAAAATTATGGCTCATACGCGGATAAATTTTGATGATTGAGATTATAAAAGGTGATTGTTTGCAGTCCCTAAAAAAACTAGAAGATCAAAGTATTAATACTTGTGTAACAAGTCCACCATATTGGGGTTTGCGTGATTATGGTACTGCTGAATGGGAGGGCGGAGATCCAGACTGCGATCATGTAGCAAATCCAAATGCAACAAAAAAAATGGGAAATGAAGAATTTAATAAAAATCGCCCATCAAGAGAGAGTACAAAGACCAAAGGTTATTATGAAAAAGAATGTCCTAAATGTGGTGCAATCAAGAAAGACAGTCAACTTGGCATGGAAGATACACCAGAAGAATTTGTTGATAACTTGGTTAAGGTATTTAGAGAAGTAAAACGAGTATTGCGAGATGATGGCACAGTTTGGCTAAATCTTGGTGATAGTTATGGGCAACAAAAGGGCAAAGGATTTAATGCAAATGCGAAAGAAGGTTATATTGTTAGTAGGAGAAAAGAATTACAGAAAAAACAAGGTAATATAAATGTCAAAACAAATTTACCTCCGAAAAATCTAATAGGCATACCTTGGAGAGTTGCATTAGCTTTACAACAAGACGGGTGGTATTTACGTCAAGATATTATTTGGCATAAACCTAATCCCATGCCAGAGAGTGTCAAGGATAGATGTACAAAAGCACACGAATATATATTTTTATTAAGTAAGAGTCCTAAATATTATTTTGATAATGAAGCGATTAAAGAGGATTGTGTTGGCAAAGATGAGCGTAAATGGGCAGATAGCTATGAAAAAGCAGGTTCTATAAAACAAGGTGAAACAAATGCTAACATTAAAAGAACAAAAAGATATTCTAAAGATGGTAGTTTCAAAAGAAACAAACGCTCAGTCTGGACTGTTACCACTAAGCCATTCAAGGGAGCACACTTTGCAACTTTTCCTATGGATTTAATAAAGCCGTGTGTGTTAGCTGGTTGTCCTGTGGGTGGCACAGTTTTAGATCCTTTTGCTGGTAGTGGAACAACGGGTATTGTGGCTGCAGGCAATGATCGCAATGCTATTTTGTTAGAGCTGAACGAAGATTATATACAGCTAGCGTTAGATAGAATGAGAGCGGAGCTTGGTGTTTTTGGGGACTTTAAATACGATGATTGAGGTGCTAAAAGAGATAATTGAGGTGGCAGCTGTTACCTTTTTTTCAGTGCTCGTGGCCTCGATTGTGGTCACGGGGATCGCCGCGATTATCACGGATCGCTTCTTTCGATGAGATTTCAAGGGGAAAAAGGGTATAGCACAGGGTATAGTAAAAGTAGCTGTACCCTGTCGCAATCCCTTGCTATGACTACGTTTCCTATATATAAGTGTATAGTGTATATATATACTATAATAAGGTTAAGTATAAGAATACATTCTTACGCGTTACATAATATATATAATAGAAGTGCTATACACTCTACACTGTACACTGATGAGTAAGGGTTCTAAAAGACGTCCCGGCAAACAGACGGTTTATAATCGGGAGTGGGAGAGAATATTTAAGAAGAAGGATAAACATGCCAAGACCAAAAAAGCCAACCAGTAAGAAATCACCAGCGCCGATTCAGTTTGATAAGGATAATGAATATAGCTTGACTGAAATGCAGGCCAGCTTTGTGTGGCACTACACCGAAGGTGCGTGCGGTATGACCGAGGCTGCCAGAAAAGCTGGTTATGAATTTCCGAGCGCAAGCGCGAACAAGCTGTTGAATGGGAAGACGTATCCGAACGTGGTAAAAGCAATCCGGATCAAACAAGATGAGCTGGCAGAGAAGTATGCGATCACGCCACAGAAGACAGGCACGATGTTGTGGAAGGTGATGGAAAGTGCATACGAGAAAGGACAATACAATGCGGCCGTGTCAGCGATCAAAGAGCTGAACCAGCTAGCTGGTTTGTCTATCAATAGATCTCAGAACATCAACATTAACGCCAACCTTGAGAAGATGAGCCGGGAGCAAATTAAGGAAAGATTGGGACAATTACTCGGCGCAAATACTGACGACTATTCGCATAAAGATAAATAGGTGTATAACTGCGTAATCGTGGTCGCTTTTTTTTAACGCCAAAATCTCAGAAAAAAAGCAAGATCCTCTGAAACCCTTATGTAGCAAGGCTTTCAGCCTATTGCAAACATGTATTGTTTTATGCAAATAAGTGCAAATTGTGAGCACAACAGTAACAGGAGTCCCTTGGAACCGCTTTTTTACAGGGAAAAAGACATATTAGGGACCCCTACACCCCAATATTGGCTAGCGCGTTTACAGTTGTAGTTATAACTAGGTTTGACACACTGAATCACATGAAAAAATGATTCCTACCCCTCAACTTTACTAGCCAACATTTCCTAAGCTACAATCACTACATGGAAACCGACGGCATCAACGCATTGAATCCTTATATCGGAATAGCTGAACCTGTTAGCCGCCAACCTTTTGGCAGTGTTGTGCTTGGACAATCCCAAGGACCAGTCATCGACTACCTCACTAGACCGATGGTTCCATCGCCAAAGTCCAGGCGTCGCGACACCCTCAAAGGCATAGCTCAGTTTCTACCGTTTCTCAGTGGTGAATTAGCTAAAGCCGAAGGCGATAAACTCGGCGTGGCTTTATCCGGACTAGATTTTCTAGGTGCAGCTGGCGCACCAGCGAAAGCGGTTGTCAAAAAAGGCATAGACGCTATACCCGACCAGGCCACCAAAAATTTTTCCGATGCTATGAAATCTAAAAACCTAATGTTTGTTCACAATACTTCTGAGGAAGCAATCCGCAGCTTTGATGCTATGGGCGGTTTACCTTCACCCAGTCTAGCCGTAACCGAAAGCGAGATCCCGCTCAAAGGCTTTGGTAAAATTCAACTAATTGGCAAGCCGGAAAAGTTTGATCCAGCCATAGATCCTCGCAACAAGATATATTCAGCTGATGCCTACACACCAAGAGCGCCAAAGAAACTTCGTTTAGCCAAAGAAGGAGCTGAATCGAAACTTACCAAAGAGTACAAAGCGCTAGCAAAAGAGTATGGCGAACTAGATGAGCTTGAGCGAGGCCAATCTGCTTTACGCAATTTGCAAAAAGACAATATGTATTACCCAGAAAATCGGCTTGATGAACTTGACAGGTTTTTTAACTCTGATTTAGGAAAACTTAAGTATCTAAAAGATCAAGGATTTGATCCAAGCCTACCAACATTCAAATCAGCCGCCGCTGATCCTAGACTCCTCGTATCTGGATTTGAAGGAACAAAAGGTTTCAAAAAATGGGCAAAAAAAGAAAAAAACAAATATCTCTCCCAAGACGGCGTGTTGCAATACTTTGACGACTTTGAAGAAACCATGGTTACCAAACCCTACACTCTCGAGAACGCAGTCAATAGCATGATAAAAGAAACGCAACGCGGTGGTGAAGGCTTTGCTGGTGGTTATTCGCCAGCCAGAATGAAAGCACTCATGTCCAAGGAGTTCAAAGATCTGCCTGATATAAAAGCCGAACGTGGGAGGCTTACTGATAAACCACCTAGCGCAATGCATTTTGGCATACAAATAGATGAGCTATTAGCTAAATACAAATTTCCTGCAACTCTGGATGCAAAATTTACTCCAAAAGGTTCATTTTACGATGAAAATGTCGGCAGTAACATGCTTAACGACATCGGCATAGCTATTGAAGATGGCAAAAAATTTGACCAAAAATTATTAAAAGATGTTTACAACCAAAACATCGACTTTGACGAGCTGGAAAAATTTACGCGCAATAAGTTTGAATACGACAACCCACCCAAAGGATTCCTAGACGACCTTGAAGATATATTTATCAAAAACGCTACCCGCAATGTCGAATACTTTGAGGCTAAACCAATCCGAGCTGTTGGCTTTGATGAATTTGCTGGCGCTATTGTACCCAAAGATACCAGCCAAGATGTTATTAATATCTTACAAAAACGCGGCTTAAAAGTTATCAAACAAACTGATGACGACTTTACCGAAGATTTTTTCAAAACTGGCGCCCGGAAACAATACTTCCAAGACCAGATGTTCTCCTTCGCGCCTGTCGCAGGCGCTGGTGGAGTAGCTGCGCTGTCAATCGAAAAAAATACTGAGGATGAAGATAAAGGCTTAGGCTCACTATAAATTTAGTTTGCAATTGTTTGCAAGTTTTGAGAAACTTTATCAATGCCTATTAATTCTAGAAATAAGGGCGCACAATTTGAACGCGACGTAGCTAAGATTCTCAACGGCTTTTTTGCCGATAACAATATTGATTTCCAAACAAAACGCAATCTAGACCAATACCAACAAAAAGATCTATGCGATCTCGACATACCCTTTCATGCGGTTGAATGTAAATTTTACAAAGCAGGCGAATGGCTGAAAAAAGCCTGGTGGGACCAAGTTTGCAGTGCCAGTGATGGCAAGATCCCTGTCCTGATCTTTAAATTCAACCGCAGACCGATCCGCGTGTGCGTGCCGCTGCACGCCATGAACCTCGATTGGCCGCACGAAAACGACAAAATATGTGTTATGGACATGGAGCATTGGCTCGATGTGCTCAAAAAGAACTGGCGCAGATATGACAAACACTTTACGAGCTAACGGTGCAATATAAATTTAACAAATTTTATTACAAACCATTGCCTGATAATCTGACGATTAAAAACAGTGCTATTGAAGGCTTAGGACTCTTTGCTACTGAAAATATTACCGCCGATACAGACCTTGGCATGACGCACATCAAAGTGCCAATTATTAACGGCTATGTGCGCACTCCGTTAGGTGGTTTTTTAAATCATCACGCCAACCCAAACTGCTGCTTGATTGAACTTTTGGATTGGGACGATTACAGAATTTTCCATTTGCACACCATAAGGCATATTAATCAGGGTGATGAGCTAACTTTAAACTATCATGTCGACGAACAAGAATGAAACACCCAATCACGGCGTTACTGGACTGTCGATCAGTCAAGATGAAGTAGATCTGTTCTTAGATTACTTGGTTGAAAGCGAGCCAGTGCAAGCAAAAGTGCACAAAAACGCTAAGGAGACAGCAAATATTGATATCCGGGATGCGCAGATTCACTACATTGACGCTAACCAAGACCGTCTCTACAGAATCCTTAATAAAATCGCTGTTGTAGCCAATAAATACTTTAATTATCAAATTACTGGCATTGAAACAGCGCAACTTATCCACTATGAGGCTCCAAGTAACGGCTATGGCTATCATATTGACATTGGACCTGACGGCACAGCTGCCACACGCAAGATAAGTATGACACTTTGCCTGAATGAAGAGTACGAAGGCGGCGAATTGTGCTTTAGAACCGGCGAACAACCTAGTTGTACGCGTCCCAAGGTAGGTGAAATTGTAGCTTTTAGCTCATTTATCTCGCATCAGGTCAAACCGGTAACCAAAGGCAATCGTTATGTAGTGGTTGCTTGGTTTACAGGCCCGCCGTTTCGTTAAAAGCGTGGCGCAAACATAGTGCGCAAGCTTGACATTTTATCATCAGGCACATCGCGCAAATGTTTTGGCACTTCACCCTCACATTTGTGCCTTAGCAACTCACTGACAGGAATAGTCCTGCCACATTTTTCACATTTAGCTTTTGCTATCATTTTCATACTTTACAATTAAAACCTCAGCGCGTCGATTCACTTCATCTGTCATCTCGTGCAACGTGTCGATCCGTTTTTGTAGATCCTCTCGTTCCACCGGATTGGTAACTTGTGGCAGTTGATCTTCTAGATCTTCGATCTGTTGTGAACAAACAAGGCGTAAATGTCGTGCTACACCCTCAATCTCGTCTTTCATCTTCATGGCGTTTAACCTCCCTCTCAAATAATTTATTAGACTGGTTTTGCAACGATTTCTCAACGCATTTATCGATTAAGTTCCAAAACCAATCAAGCATCACTCTTAATTACTGAAAAAATCCTCTGGTTTGTATTCATTTGCTTCTTTAATTTCTAGCTTTATAGCATCAACTCGTTTTATCATCTTCTCAAACTTTTTATCCTGTGGCATAACTCCCTTTTTTGTAAAATCTCGCAAAACTTTGGGCAGAATATCAAGAGCTTTTGCCATACTTGTATTGTTGTGAAAATAATGTTTTGTCAAAAACTGTATATCCTTATTAAGCTTTATTACTTCTATTTGTTTAATCATGCTCTTAATCATCAATGCACCACCCTTGTCGCTGCATCGTCTTTATAAACCACGCCAACCTTGCGGCCATTCATCTCTTCAATCTCTTGCCACAGCTTAAGATCCTCTGGCGCCATCTCAGACATAGCTATCTGATTGTATGGCTTGTCATGTTTTCTGGACAAGTAGCGAATAAAAATTTCTATTAACACTGGATACAAAGTATCTTTGATATGTTTTGGTGCACTCATTATAAAACCCTCCAAACTCTTATACCTTCATCTACTCGGCGTTGTTTAAATTTTATACCTTTTTGATAACCAGCTTGACGCAAAACCCTAACTTTATCTTCATTATCAAATAATACAGAATCACCAACCTCCATCTTGGTTGCTAGCTTAACCCATATAAAAGGTTTTTTTTGACCAGGCATAGGTATATCTTTGTCGATTTTTACAGGCAACTCAGCATCCTCTATATATTTGTCATAAGAGCTTCTGTCTCTTGTTGGCTTTATAAGCTGCCACTCCATTTTTTCTTCACTCATAATAATTTTCCCTCAAAATTAATTTATAAAAACTAATATACTAAATTTTATAAATAGTTGCAAATATCTGCTCATTTGTTATTATTGTATCGTGAGTAACAAATTTTTTATGGAGGGACTATGAATTATACGATAAACGCAATAAAACCAAGAGCCAAGGAGCAAGAGTACGGGTTTCAGATAAATTCTGTAAAGCCTTGCTGGTCATTTTTCTTTTGGTTAGATTTTACGAAAAGAAGATACAAGTATCCAAGACCTATCTTTGAGTATTCAAAATGTGATTTTTATGGACTGCATATCAAAGCAGGCAAGCTACATATTCAGTTTACAAATTACACGGAGGCAGCATGATTGAACCAAGAAAACAAGTAAACCATATCTATGGCTATATCAGAGTATCGTCTGAGCAACAGGTCAAAGACGGTTCTTCACTCGAAGAACAAAAAAGATCGATTGAGGAGTTTGTCGCTAACAAATATGGTGGCAGGAAAGTTGATAAGTTCTTTACCGACGCTGGTATCAGTGGCATGAAGCCATTGTTAGAGCGACCAGGCTCTAGGGAGCTGACCGACGTGATGGACGCCAACGATGTGATAGTAGCAACCAAATTAGACAGGCTTGCAAGATCTTTTCTAGAAATGCTGAACATGATACCTACACTTGAGGAGACTGGTATTACACTGTATTTCTGCGATATGTTTAATGATATACCTGTGGTTTTACCGAAAGAAAAAGCCAAAACAGGATTAGCTGCAAAGATGGATATGACAAGGATCGCCAACCAACAACTGGTCACTAATATGGCTATGTTTGCTGAAATTGAAAGAGAAACGATTATGTCAAGACTTAACGGTGGCAAACTTGTCTATGCAGAGAAAGGCTACTCAATCGGTGGACATGTGCCGTTTGGTTATCGCAAGGAGTATGACGACTCTGGCAGCAGACGCAGAACGAAGTTAGTGCCTATACCAGAGGAGTTTGCAGTGCTCAAACATATTTGGGCATTACGCGAAAAAGGCTTAGGCGCAAGGAAAATAGCCAAACAGATTCAAAGCTCTCATCCCGGCTATGAGGATTTTCCGTATCACAAGGTCCACAGGATCCTAAAACGTAAGTTCCAAGGACTGCACCACGAATAGAAAAAGTTAGCGTTTCAGTTATAATCATGGAATGTATCAAAATATTGACATATTCCAACAAGGTGGAGCAGCTGACAAAGATCTTTTAGATCGAGTGGTTGAAGGCTACGAAGAGAATGTGCCAATACCAGCGCAGATATTAGCTGGTTTTACACCGCCCGGAATGGCAGCAGATTTAGTCGCTGGCGGTAAATATGGCCGCGATGCAATCGAAGAGTTTAGAGAGGGCAATATCAAACCTGGCTTAATGTATGCAGGTATCGCTGGACTCTCAACCCTTGGTGCGCTACCGCTGATTGGTGATTTATTACGACCAGGTAAACAAGCGCTAAAAAGCGGCATTGCTGTCTTAGATGATGATATGCTGGATCTTAAAAAAATACTTGATGATCCTAAGCTTTCAAACGCTGATAAATTAGAACAAGCTAAAAACCACCCTGCGGTGGTACAAGCAACAAAAGCTATGGAAGATATACCATTAACAAGAGATATGCCAGGATACGGCACTGATGACTTTGTTAAAAACAGAAAATTTAACATCGCAGGTAAATCAGTAACGGGTTATGACGATGCAGTTGATGAGCTTTACAAAGGAGGCAGAACTTTAGCATACCGAGAAGAAAATTTGGCTATACCCATAAATGTTATGGCAAAAAATACAGGTGAAAAGTCGGCAACAATAGTAATAGGTCCACCAGCAGCAGGGAAAAGCAGAATATCTAATCCTATTGCAATTAAAAACAAAGCCACAATAATTGATGCTGATGAATCAAAAAAAATACTACCCGAATACCAAGGCGGAATCGGATCTAATGCAACGCACCACGAGTCTAAAATTTTATCCAACAAAGTGATGGAAACAGCCATTGCAAGAGGTGACAATTTAGTTTTACCTAAAGTTGGTAATGACACTGATGCGATACGCACATTAACAAATAATTTAAAAAACGAAGGCTATAGAGTGAATTTGGTTTTAACAGAAATAGATCCTGATTTAGCATTGATTAGAATGAATGATAGATTTATAAGAAAGGGCAGACTGATTCCGTCAGATTACGCCTTAGCTAATAGAGGTAAACAAAATATAACTTATAATAAACTTAGAAAGGAGGGAATAGCAGATGGTTATGGAAAAATCGACACGACTACGAGGGTTGGCGAGCCTAAAAAAATCTTCGAAGACACAGCAGACATCTTCACCGACACTGGTCTTTGATTACGATAAAGAAGAAAAAGACGCAGATATAGCGTCTAAATCACGAGCTTATCGTAATATTGTAAAAAATGTTTTATCAAGATATGACTAATTATGACCGATAAAGAAAAAATTATTAGCGCCATAGCTACTATTGACTCTATGCTTACACTTGATTTTATGACAGATCCAGTGCGCGCAGATCTTAATAATATTAAGACTTTGTTAGTTGCAGTTAGAGATAATCTAAGCTAATGAGCAACAATACCTTAACAGGCTGGGGCCGAGGATCCTGGGGAGAAGCCGCATGGGGAACGCCTTTACCAGCAGAAGTATCTTCTGCTGGCGCGATAACCTCTGCGGTTGGCTCAGTTAGCGTAGTCGCCAAGGCCGATGTAACTCCAGCTAGTCAATCGATTACAGCATCGACTGGATCACTGAGCGTTATTGCCGCAGCCATAGTACAAGTCAGTGGCACCGCCGCAACCACTAGCTTAGGAGCTCCAAGCGTTACCGCAGCAGCCGATGTTTCAGTTACGGGAGTTGCAGCCACAGGAAGCACAGGCGCTCTAACCATAACTGGCAAAGCCAACATCATACCAACAGGTCAAGCAGCTACCAGTGCTGTAGGATCTATAGCACCGACAGCAGATGCAAATACAACTGTGTCAACGGTTGGTGTAATGACCGCAAGTTCAGGATCTGTAACTACTAATGCTGCGGCAAATGTAACACCGAACTCGCAAGTTGCCACATCGCAATTAGGCACACCGACTATCACCTTTGGCATAACTTTAGAGCTTACAGGGCAAGCATCTAACAGTAGTGTTGGCGCAATTAGTCCAACGGCAGCAGCTGATGTTAATATCACAGGTGTTGATATAACAACGAATCCAGGCTTTATTTTGGTATACGGAGAGATAGATACAGACCAAAACGCAAGCTTTGCAGAAGTCTCCACCACGCAAACTGCAAGCTATAGTGAGATTAGCACATCACAGACACCTAGCTTTAGCGAAGTTTCAACCTCACAAACTGCTAGCTATTCAGAGGTTGCGACGAGTCAATCTCCCAATTATACTAATATAAAAGCAGGAAGAGACGCGGCGTAATAATTAGAGGACATAACGTATGGCTGAATATACAAATGATTTAAGATTAAAAGAGATTGGCACTGGTGAATCTTCTGGTACTTGGGGTACAGAAACTAATACTAATTTAGAGCTTATCGCCGAGGCGTTTAGCTTTGGTACAGAGGCTATAACCACCAACGCAGACACCCACACTACTACTATTGCAGACGGTTCTACTGATCCGGGAAGATCTTTGTACATAAAATATACAGGTACACTAGATTCAGCTTGTACTATAACAATAGGCCCAAATACCGTATCTAAACTATGGTTTATTGAAAACGGTACTTCTGGATCACAAAATATCATTATTTCGCAAGGCTCTGGAGCAAGTGTCACGATTCCAGCAGGGCATGTAAAAGCTATTTATTCAGACGGAGCTGGCTCTGGTGCAGCTATGGTAGATGCCTTTACCAACCTAAATCTTGGCGGCACTACTACAGTAGACGACTTAACTATTTCAGACGACCTTACAGTAACTGATGATTTAATTGTTAATGGCGATATTGACCTTGAAGGCAATATGGATATAAACGGTTCACTCGAAACAGATGCTCTGTCGTTGAACGGCACTACTGTTTCATCAACCGCAGCTGAACTAAATTTACTTGATGGCTCTAGTGCTAATACCGTTGTCAATAGCAAAGCCGTCATTTATGGATCTAGCGGAGAGTTAGCAGGAACTTTATCAACAGCAGCGCAAGGAAACATTACAAGTCTTGGTACGCTTACAACACTTACAGTAGACGATATAACAATTAATGGATCTACTATTTCTGATAGTGGTGATTTCACTATTGATTCAGGTGGAGATATTACTCTTGATGCTGATGGAAGTGATGTATTTTTTAAAGATGGCGGCACTACAACATACAGGTTTAAACTAGACTCAACGCCTAGTATGGAAGTAACAGGTGGAACTTTAGATATTCAGACAATGACAGATGATGCTGATATTCTATTTAAAGGAAGCGATGGTGGCTCAAGTGTTACTGCCCTTACCCTTGATATGTCAGATGCAGGTACTGCAACCTTTAATCACGATATAAAACTTGGTGATGGTGGTATAGCTGCATTTGGTGCTAGTGATGACCTTCAAATTTATCATGATGGTTCAAATTCTTATATAAATGAAGCAGGTAATGGAGATTTATTAATTAGAGGTATTAATGTTCAAATTTCAAATACTTCAGATGTAAAAATGTTTAGAGGTGTGTCAAATGGAGAAGCTATACTTTATCACAACAACTCTTTAAAGTTTCAAACAACAAGTTCAGGTATAGATGTTACAGGTACAGTTGTTGCTGATGGTTTAGACCTTGGTGACAACTCAGTAATAAATGTAGATACGATTGCCCTTGATAAGATTAAAGGTGATGCAGACGATAATACTAACATTACGTTTGCAGGTAGTGACACAACTACGTTTACTCAAGGCGGAACATCAATTATGTCAGTAAATACATCAGGTATAGATGTTACAGGTACAGCAGTCACAGACGGTCTTACAGTAGCTGGTAACGTCTCAGTAGATGGTGGCACAATAAAACTTGATGGTAATTATCCAACTGGTACAAACAACGTAGCTTTAGGTGATACAGCTTTAGATAGTCTTACAACAGGTACTTTAAATACAGTAATAGGTTCTTTAGCTGGTACTAATTTAACTACAGGAAATAGTAATACAGTATTAGGTTATAACGCTTTAAATGCAGATACACTAGGCGACAGAAATGTTGCTATTGGTTTATCAACTTTATCTTCACAAAATTTTACTACTAGCACAGACTCTTATAATGTAGCAGTTGGTTATGCAGCTGGTAGAGATAACACTACAGGTACTAATAACACCTTTGTTGGTGGTGAAGCAGGTCTTGCAAACACTACAGGTATTAACAATGTAGCAGTAGGTTCTTTTGCCTTAGATGCAAGTACTACAGCTAATAATCTTACAGCTGTAGGAAAATCAGCTTTAAGTGCGAACACCACAGGTAGTGCTAATACTGCTGTAGGCACATCGGCATTACTAGCGAATACAACAGGTAGTGATAATACAGCATTAGGTTTAGGTGCTTTAGCTGTAAACACTACAGCTAGTGATAATACAGCAGTAGGTCACGATGCACTTTTATCAAACACTACAGGTGCTAGTAATGTTGCTGTCGGCTCTCATGCTTTAGATAAAAACACCACAGGAAGTTTTAATGTTGCAGTAGGTATAGCAGCTCTAGATGCAAATACCACAGCCGATAACAATACAGCAATTGGTAGAGCATCGTTAGGTCAAAACACTACAGGTCATTCAAATGTAGCAGTAGGTTCTTTAGCCTTAAGTGCTAATACTACAGCAAACAGTAATACTGCTGTAGGCTTTGAAGCCCTAAATGACAACACTACAGGTGCTAACAATGTTGCTGTTGGTAAAGGATCTTTAGACGCTAATACTACCGCAGATAATAATACCGCAATAGGTACATCTGCATTAGGTGCTAATACTGAAGGTCATTCAAACACAGCAGTAGGTAGTTTATCTCTAGATGCTAATACTACTGCCGATGAAAATACAGCAGTAGGGTATGCATCTTTAGGAGCTAATACTACTGGAATTAGACAAGTAGCAATTGGTATGAATGCATTACTAGCTAATACCACAGGAGACTCAAACGTAGCTATTGGTAGAGCTGCTTTGCAAGAAAATACCACAGCAGACGATAATGTTGCTGTAGGTCGACAAGCACTCTTTGCTAATACAACAGGTGAAGATAATGTAGCAATCGGTAATTTTGCTTTAGATGCTAATACTACAGCTTCAAACAATACTGCAATTGGTAGGTCAGCTTTAGGTGACAATACAACAGGTGTTAATAACGTAGCAGTTGGTTCTTTAGCATTAGATGCTAATACTACTGCAAGTAAAAATACTGCAATCGGTCAAGCATCTTTAAGTGGTAATTCAACTGGAGCTAGTAATACAGCAGTTGGTCAAGGCTCACTACAAAATAATACTACAGCTGATAACAATACAGCTGTTGGTGTTGACGCTTTAGGAACAAACACTACAGGAGCTTTTAATACTGCTGTAGGTTCTTTAGCACTAGATGCTAATACTACAGCTAGTAACAACACAGCCATTGGATATAACGCAGCAACAGCGAACACTACAGGTGCTAACAATACAGCTGTAGGTTTTATTTCTCTTGGTTCAAGCACTACTGGTGACCAAAATACTGGATTAGGTAGAGGTACTTTAGCATCAAATACTACAGCAGATGATAATACTGCTGTTGGATATAACGCTTTAAATCAAAACACTACAGGTGTTAACAATACAGCAATAGGTTCTTTAGCACTAGATGCTAACACCACAGCTAATAACAATACAGCAGTCGGTACAACTGCATTAGGTGCTAACACTACAGGTAATTTGAACGTAGCTGTAGGTGTTTCAAGTTTAGCAACTAACATAGTAGCTGATAGGAACGTAGCAGTAGGTGTTGAGGCTTTAAAAACTTTTAACCCTGCATCAAATGCTGATACTTATAACACAGCTGTGGGTCATGTTGCATTAAAAGCTCTTACCACAGGTACAACTAACACAGCGATTGGTGGTCAAGCCATGGAACTGGCTACCACAGGCTCAAATAATACAGCATTAGGTTATGGTTCTCTTAATGCAAACACTACAGGTGCTAACAATGTTGCTGTTGGTAAAAGTGCTTTAGATGCAAATACGACAGCAGATAATAACGTAGCTGTTGGTGTTGATGCATTAGGAGCAAATACTACAGGTACACAAAATACTTGCTTAGGAAGAACAGCGGGTTCAGCTTTAACTACAGGGGCTGACAATACTTTTGTCGGTTTTACAGCTGGAGGCGTAGGCACAGTAACAGGTGATAATAATACTACTCTTGGTTCTAGTGCTGGTAAGAATTTATCAAGTGGTAGCAACAATCTTTTATTAGGACATGATGCAGGACTTTCAGGAAGTCCAGGTGGACCTATAGATACTGAATCTAATGAAATTGTATTAGGTGATGAAAATATTTCAGCTGCACATATACAAGTAAGCTTTACAGTAGCATCTGATAAAAGAGATAAAACAGATGTAGAACCTGTGAAAATGGGTTTAGACTTTGTTAATAAATTAGAGCCTGTAACATATAAGTGGGATAAACGAAGTTTATATGTAGAAAAAGGTGAAGATTTTAATGACGTAGTACCAGATGGTTCACATAAGGAAAATTGGTTAGATGTAGGATTTCTTGCTCAAGATGTTGAAAAGCTTGAATCAGAATATGGCTATAATATAGCTGACAAAACTAATTTAACTACAAATGTTTCTGAAAATGGTCAACAGTACGGATTGACCTATTCTAAATTTGTACCTATGCTTGTAAAAGCAGTACAAGAACTGTCTACCCAGGTAGATGAATTAAAAGCCGAAATACAAACCTTAAAGGAGGATTAATATGGCAACAGTAGCAGAAGTATTAGCAGCAGGGTTAGATAGCGTTGCGTTAATCGACAGTATAGATGCAGATGCATCAAGCGTACCAGCATGTGAGGGACTATCGCAGTCTGAAATTAACGAGTTGGTACAAAGAAACGTAGATCATTTAGAGATCATTTTATTGTATGAACCAGTAGATAGTGATGATGATACACCTAATGTTAAAGGTTCATCTAGCAGTAAAAAAACTGATTGTTCTAATGCAATTACTAAAGGAAAAGCGTATATTAGTTCAAATAGTTAATTTTTTAGGAGAATTTTATGGCGACGAATAAAAATGAAGAACCAGTAGTGGTATTGGACGATAAAGAATTTAAAGTAAGTGATTTATCAGAACAACAACAATACATACACTCGCATGTTATAGATCTTAGAAACCAAAGAGCAAGACTGCAATATCAACTTGACCAGGTAAACGCTGGTCTCAATGTTTTTGAAACCTCATTGCTGAACTCTGTTAAAGAGCAAGCTGAGGAAGTGTTATCAGATGATGAATCTGAGGGAGAAAAATAATTATGAGCATTTTAGCAAACATAGTAGGCGTGGTAACAGCCATCGTAACGGCGGCCAGTCTAATAGCCGCATCTACCAAGACACCAAAAGATGACGTGTGGATCGGTAAGTTGTATAAATTAATAGATTTATTGGCTTTAAATGTAGGCAACGCCAAACAAAAACCTGGAGAGTAAGATGAAATTTTTTAGTAATCTATGGGACAAAGTTACTGGCACTGAAAAAGTAAAAGTAAGAGCTAGAAACAAAAAAGGTCGTTATGTGGCAGATGATAAATCTACCCCAAATGTCAACGAGGCTTATACAACCAAAAGAGTAAAGAAAAAGAAAACATAATGGCAACCGTCAAAGACGCAATCAAAGCCATTGAATCACATGAAAGAGAGTGCAAGATTCTCTACAAAAGTATTGATAGGCGTCTTGAGGAAGGCTCAAAGCGATTTGATAAATTAGAAAATATGATTTGGGCCGTTTATCCATTTATTGTCGGAGCAATAGTTATCGCGGAGTTTATCTAAATGGACTCAGCTGTACAATTAATTAACGAGGTTGGATTCCCAATAGCAGCAGCTATTGGTCTTGGTCTATTTATTTGGAAACTTATCAACAAAATCATTGACGGCATGGAAACCAAAGTAGATGTCTTGGATGAAAAAGTATCAGCACAAATATCAGAAATAGAACAAAGATTAGGCCAAAAGCTTGATTCTCAGCACGGTATCTTGGTTGCACTTATCGACAGAGTTAGATCCGTAGACAATGAGATCATTAGACAAGACACTTTGTTAAAGACTATACTTGGAGTACCCCAACTTATGCATACAGATAGGTTGGCAAAGGCAAATAGAGATGACCAAAGAAAAGATTAAGCTACCACTACATTACAAAATAATTGTTGTTTGGGCTGTAGTTTTGTTTATAGGTATTTTAGCTACAAATATAAAAGCAGACGAAATTAAATTTAATTTTAAATCACCATCTTTCAGTGGTATTGGCACCTCAGCACATTATCTTACGATTGAGCAACAAGAGTTTTCAAGACGTGAGCAACTCCGAGCTGACCTGAAGGCTCTGGAAGAACAAAGAAAGAGAGATGAGGAAAACTCAGTAATTTCTAGATTCACCAAAAATCTTGAATCACGCATCTTTGCACAAATCAGCAGACAGATCGTAGAGCAGTTATTTGGTGAGAATCCAGAGACGACAGGATCTTTTACTTTATTTGATAACATAATCAGTTGGTCCAGCGACGGGACTTACATAACCCTAACTATTTTTAATACTTTAGATGGCACGACTACTGAAATTATTGTACCAATCGGCGACTTTGGTTTTGGTAATTAGTTGCACTTCGCACGCTAAATTAATATCACCATGTCTCACTAATCCAGAAGGAGATTACAAAGATCTTGTCTCCATCGTTGGTAAAGCTCAATGTTTTTCCAAAGATGCTTTTATTAATTTACCGATAACGGAAGAAATACTTAACATACCCAAACCCAAAGATCAGCCTATAGTTGCAGTGTATAAGTTTGGCGACTTCACTGGACAAAGAAAATCAGTAGACGGCTATGCTAATTTCAGCACAGCTATGACGCAAGCACCTGAGACTTATTTAATAAGAGCTTTAAAACAATCTGGTTTTTTTCGTGTGGTCGAGCGCGTAAATATAGATCACATCACTCGTGAGCGCCAGATAATTAGATCTACTCGTGAGAAGTTTGAAGATGAAACAGAACAACTACCGTTACTATTTGCTGGCCTTATTATCGAAGGCGGTATAGTGGATTACAACACGAATCTACGCACAGGAGGTGCGGGTGCCAGAACGCTCGGAATCGGCAGATCTAAGCAATACCGAGAGGATACTGTTTTGGTTTCAATCAGAGTTGTCTCCGTTAGCACTGGCGAGATCTTATTAGAAAACTTAACGACTAGGACTATTTTATCAGTTGGTATTTCTAGCGATGTATTTAGGTTTACCAATAACTCTACTGAGTTAATAGAGTTTGAAACGGGAAATGCTATGAATGAAAGTAAGTCCATCGCTTTGCAATCAGCTATAGAAATTGGTATCGTAGATATTGTAAAACAAGGGCGCGAACGAAATTTTTGGGAATATTATGATGAATAAACTCTTGTTTTTTTTATTGTTTAGCACAACTGTTTTTGCAGACAACGAAATCTTTGTAGATCAAACTGGGAACTCAGCTACTATAGATCTAGAACAGCTTGGCTCTTCAAACCTTATTGGCGGGACCAGTGCCACTACAACTTCGATGACTGCAATGGATCTCGATGGAGTGTCAATGACACTTGACATCAATCAAATAGGATCTTCAAACGTCTTTAGATCTGACGCAATCGATGGCGATAATTTTACTGGTTTTTTTGAGTTTGATGGCGATAGCAATGTTTGGGACTTGTTAATGAACTCTACAGGCTTAATTACAGCTGATTATGTTGACCTGAATATTGATGTTACAGGATCTAGTAATGAGGCAGATATTAAAATAGCAGAAAACGCTGACTCCTCTTACCTCAATCTAGATTGGATTATTACTGGTGACTCTAACGTGTTTGATTTTGATATAGATTATGAAAACGCAGTCAACTATATGGATATAAATGGCAGTACTAACACAATAAATTTTACAGCTAGCGGATACTCTGGTACTACAGCATCTGATTCTGGTTATTTCAATCTAGATCTTGATGGCAGCAATAATACGCTAGACATCACACAATCTTCAACTTTAGCTCGTGATTGGTTATCCATCTCAACTAATTCTTCAAATTCTAATATTTGCGTCGTTCAAAATGATGGTGGCACCACCACTTCATGCTGATGCGATAGGAGATATTACTGAATTAAAAGGATACGGCAGAGTTGTAAGAGACGAGACTTTTGCTGCTGAGTTAGATTTTGACATTAACTCGTTAGATAATGTCGAAACTTCTGCTGGCCGCATAGCCATTACATTTCTTGATGAATCTACTGTAAAACTTACAGAGCATAGCAATCTTCTTATAGACGAATATGTCTTTAATAGTAACCCCGATAAATCTAAAATGGCTTTACAGTTTGCTAGTGGCACAATACGGTTTATCAGTGGTAACGCAAATAAACTAAATAAGAAAAACATCACGCTGTCTACGCCTACTTCACAAATTTTTGTCCAAGGTACTGATTTTGTGTGTTCCGTAGATCTTTTGGGCAAGGCACTCGTAATTTTACTCCCGGATGAATTTGGTAACGCTAGTGGTGAAATCCTAGTACAAACCGCAGCTGGGCAAACTTTACTGAATCAGCCTTATCAGGCAACTACCACTTCGATGTATGAGAAAGCACCAACCAAACCAATAACTTTAGACATAGATCTTAATTTTATTGACAACATGCTTATTGTCTCGCCACCTAAAGAAGAAGTGATTAATGAGGAACAACAACAAAATGAACAATCTGATTACTTAGATTTCTATGATTTAGAAATAGATGCTTTGGCAGAGGACTTTTTGGAAGAGGAGGAGGATATGTCTTTTTCGGAGCTCGATATAGATTATTTAGCAACTGATTTCTTTGAAAACCTATTAGATGTGTTAGACGGTCTTGGTATTGAAGAGGAAGAAGATCAACTAACAAACTTTTCCAACGGCGTTCAGTTAGTAGGCACGAAGTTCGGACAAGACCTAGAAACGCAGATTACGACCATTATTCAAGGCAATCAAGTAAAGCTGATGCGTATGGTCAATCAGAACGCGCAAGTTTTAGTCAATGGCGACGATTCCTACACGGTTATCTTTATACAAGATGGCGTAACAAAAACAGTACAAATCAATGGTGCATCTTCATCAGTTATAACCATTAAACAAAGTTCTGGATGAAAAAGACAATATTCACAGTATTTATAATACTATTGTTGCCGTTATTGTTTCAGTCTTATCCTTTACAAATTCTAAAACTACAAACCTTTGATATGTTTGTTAAAGAATATGAGCCTAGTGGTAACTTTGCTATTCTCAATATTACACAAGAAGATATTTTTAAATCTGGTGGTTGGCCTTTTCCAAGACAGGAGCTTGCTCAAATACATGTAGATCTGCTTAATGCAGGTGCTATGGGAGTTGGTTGGGTAATCTCATTCCCACAGCCTGATCGTTTTGGCGGTGATGCTGTATTTTTAGAGGCATTAAATTATAGTCCTAGTGTCTTAGCAATGTTTGAGTACGACAACGGTTTTTATCCGCCAACTAGCGGTACTGTTTTACTTGGTGAAAATATAAGTGGTATCATGGCAAAGGGAGTTGTCTCGAACAGCCACGATTACCTCCAAATCCCCCAAGGTCTGTCATCAGCTCCCACTGAAGTTGATAATCTTGTAAGACGGTTACCATTGTTAATGCAAACACCAGATGGTTTTGTCTCTTCGTATGGTACAGAAGTCTTAAAGGTCTTAGCTGGCGCCGATACTTACATCATTAAAGGCGATGAAAATGGCATGCAACAAATAACTGTGCAAGGGTTACCACCAGTCGACGTTGACCGCTTGGGCAGAAAATGGATAAGTTGGGTAAAAACCCCAGAAACCACATTAGATGAAATGAACGTCGATGGTAAGTTTGTTTTTGTCTCTGTAGATGCTCCAGGCGTGTATCCTCAAGTTGCAACTCCTGTCGGTTTGCTTGGTCCACACAAAGTTCAAGCAGCTTTAGCTGAGTCAATTTTGATCCAAGATTCTCCAAAAATACCAGATTGGGCACTCGCAGCCGAAATTTTGATTTTCGCAATTTTTGTGCTCACAGTTTCGCTTGTATGCGCATATCTTAGCATGACCAAGGCGTTAGCCTTCGGCGTCATTTTCATGGCCATGACAGGCTTCTTAGGCGTTTTTAGCATAAAAAATGGCATTTTACTGGACTTTTCATGGACTTTAGTGTCAGAATTTGTTGTTGGCAGCGTTATTTTCTATTTACGCTTCAGAAAAGAGTATTTATTACGCCAACAGATCAAAAAACAATTTGAACATTATTTAGATCCGCGACAAGTTAAACAACTTCAAGACAATCCAGACTTGTTAAAACTAGGTGGCGAGAAAAAATATTGCAGTTATCTTTTCACCGATTTGCGCGGCTTCACTTCGTTAAGCGAAAAATTATCACCAGAGGAAGTTACAGATATTATGAACAAAACTTTGACTGTCCAGGTAAACGCAGTTCAAAAATTAGGTGGCATGACAGACAAATTCATCGGCGATGCAGGCATGTTCATTTTTGGAGCGCCCTTAGATTGTGAAGATCACGAAACCAAAGTGGTACAAGCTGCAATAGATATACAAAAAGGCATAGCCGAACTAAACGAAACATTATCTACTCCGGTTGCAGTAGGCGTAGGCTGTCAGTCTGGATATGCAGTTATAGCTAATATGGGATCAGATACTCGGTTTGATTATTCTGCTATTGGAGATCCTGTCAACACAGCTGCAAGGCTAGAGTCGGCAACCAAAGAAGTTGGTGTAGATATCTTAATTGGCGATCAAACTGCAAAAAATTGTAAAATTGTATTAAAATTACTAAAACCTATAAATGTTAAAGGTAAAAAAGATAAATTAACAATATGGACAGTCGATGAGTAAAATATTATTTGGGGTTGTAGGCGTATTGATTATGTTGTGTAGTTTTTTGTATTGGCAAAATAATAAATTATCTACACTGAATGACGCTTACGCTGTAAGGGATAGTGAGCAAAAAGCGACAATTGAAAATTTACAAAATGATTTTACATTGCAAACAAACAGTTTGTTGGAGCTTCAGTCTAAGAACCAAGAAATTGAAGCAGAGATGTCAAGATACCTTGACATTTTTAAAAGACATAACTTGTCCAAATTAGCAATAGCTAAACCCGGACTTATTGAAACAAGGGTAAACAATGGAACTAAAGATGTATTTGATAGCATTGAAAAAGATACTGCTAGTATCGACGATCTTGATAACGGCTTGCAGTTGCAGCCTAATACCGACTAAAAAAGTAGAGGTAATTAGTAAGCCAATAGAGCGCAAGATTGTGCAACCAATTCTTCCAAGAGCGGTAGCTTTACAAGAACCCTATTGGTATGTCGTATCGGAAAAGAATATTGATGAATTTCTGGAGCGCGTTGAAAAGGAACATGGCTCAGTAGTCTTTGTGGCTATGTCTGTACCTGACTACGAATTGATGGCATATAATATGCAAGAGCTTAAAAGATATATTAAAGAGCTTAAAGAAGTAGTTATTTATTACAGAAAAGTAACAACAAACGAAGGAGAGGAGAATGAGTAAATCACCAGAGGCTTTTGTATATAAGTGCAAACTTCGATCTGTTACCGACGGGGACACAATTCGTCTAGAAACTATAGATCTTGGTTTTTCGGTACAATTACATAATAAAGCAGTACGAATAGCCAAAATTGACACTCCGGAATCCCGGATCAACATTAAAAGATATCCTGAACGCACTAAAGAAAAGGAGCTTGGCTTATTAGCAAAAGCAAAATTGAAAGAGTGGTTGGTTGGTGATATAACATTAAGATCTTATGGAACAGATAAATATGGAAGAGTTTTAGGCGATGTATTCTGCGATCAAGGCAATGTTGCAGACTTGCTTAAAAAAGAAAACCTTGCAGTCGACTACGACGGCGGGAAGAAAACAAAAGTATGGGGAGAATAACATGCAAATTTCAGAAGAAGGCAAACAATTAATTAAAAAGTTTGAAGGCTGTGAGCTAGAAGCCTATAAATGTGCCGCAGGAAAATGGACAATTGGCTATGGTCGAACTAAACAGGTAAAAGAAGGCGACGTTTGTACACAAGAACAGGCAGATCAATGGCTTTCTGAAGAGTTGCCTGTGTATGGTGCTTATGTCAGCGATGCTGTGTTAGTGCCGATTAATCAGAACGAGTTTGATGCATTAGTAGCATGGACATATAACCTAGGTCCTTCAAATCTTAATAGCAGCACTATGTTAAAAGTTTTAAATGACAATAAAAAAGATGAGGTGCCACATCAAATGCGTAAATGGAACAAAGCCAGAGTAAACGGTGAAAAGGTTGTTTTACCAGGCTTAGAGCGTAGGAGACTGGCTGAATCTTTGTTATTTGAAGGCAAGGAATGGCACGAAGTATAACAGTATGTAATACTACAGCTAGGCGTAAAAAGCTTAGAGCTGAGTTGCAAAAAATATCGTCGCTACCTTGTTTCTCAGCTCGATTATGAGCGACGTTTCTTTCAAAGACTTTGATATTTTATCTGAACAAGATAAAGCTGAGGCTGTAGCCTTATTACAAAGGTATGACCAATTAGAGAAGCAAGACGGTTGTCAAAGCGATTTTATTAGTTTTATTAAGCACATGTGGCCAGAGTTTATTGAAGGCAGACACCACAAAATAATAGCTGATAAATTCAACAAGATTGCCGACGGTAAACTGAAAAGGTTAATTGTTTGTTTGCCACCTCGACACTCTAAGTCAGAGTTTGCATCAACCTTTTTTCCTGCTTGGATGATGGGCAGAAGAGGTAACTTAAAAATAATACAAACCACTCACACGGCTGAACTTGCAGTTAGGTTTGGTAGAAAGGTAAGAAACATTATTGATAGCACCGAATATCAACACATTTTTCCTGAGCTTAAATTGCAGGCAGATAACAAATCAGCTGGGCGTTGGACAAGTAACCAAGAGGGTGAGTTCTTTGCTGCTGGTGTCGGCGGAGCTATTACAGGTCGTGGTGCGGATCTATTAATTATTGACGATCCACACTCCGAACAGGACGCGCTTTCACCCAAAGCTTTAGAATCAGCTTACGAATGGTACACATCTGGACCACGACAGCGTTTACAACCAGGCGGAATCATAGTGATAGTAATGACTAGATGGAGTACTAAAGATTTGGTTGGCAAAGTGCTTAACAAACAAGGCGACGAAAACGCCGATCAATGGGAAGTAGTTGAGTTTCCAGCAATCATGCCAGATTCAGAGAAGCCATTATGGCCTGAGTTTTGGAAAAAAGAGGAATTATTAGGAGTCAAAGCATCGCTGCCTATATCTAAATGGAATAGTCAATGGATGCAAAACCCCACAGCTGAGGAAGGATCTATTGTTAAAAGAGAGTGGTGGAATCGTTGGGAGGATGATGATGTGCCACCGTACAGCTACGTCATACAAAGCTATGATACTGCGTTCTCAAAAAAAGAAACAGCTGACTACTCAGCCATAACTACATGGGCGATCTTTAATCGTGGTGATGAAAATAATGACGAGATTATATTGCTTGATGCAAAAAGAGTGAGATGTGACTTTCCAGAGTTAAAAAAACTAGCTTTGGAGGAGTATAGATATTGGGAACCAGATTGTGTACTCATTGAAGCAAAAGCTTCTGGTACTCCGCTAACACATGAATTAAGACGCATGGGAATACCAGTTACTTCATATACACCAAGCCGAGGACAGGACAAGGTAGCGCGTATGAATAG